CGGTGTAGAACTGACCGTAGCGGTCTGCCTGCTGGGCGTAGTGGATTCTCCAATTAGCTTGTCCCTTGAAGCCTCGTAGAATGATATCCTTATACTTTTTCCAGACATCGTATTGCCAATCGTCTTTAGGAGTATTTGGAGGTGGGTGTCCATAGAAGTCCCATCTACAATTCTCTCTCCCTACACGCTGATTGACGAAGTGGGGAACGCCAGAGAAATAGCGCAGATCTTGTTCGTGGTGAATTCCCCCTACCCAACCAAAGCGAGTAAAGTTCTTCTTGGGCTTTGGGATACGAGGCATATTCCAGCAAGGAAGATTGTAGTCAATACTGTTCTTGATAATCGCTAGAGTATTTTCTGGGTTACAGTAAGGAGCAACCCGTGCTGCAAACTTGCGTTGTGTAACAGTAACTAGATCTGAATTGTTGTAGATGAACTTTGTGATGTCCTCTAGGCCCTTCTCTTTATACACATGATAAAGCCTGTGACCTTCATAAATGTTTGTTAGCAGATCATCAGTATCGTAGTGAACAAACTTACCAAACTCTTTTGCCTTGCCTACAATACGAGCAGTATAGTTTCCACCAAAGTTAGAGAGGTTCTGGGTGAACACGATGTCAGCCCACTTCATATCCTCGAAGTCCCAATCTTTCTTCCATTGACCAGTCGATTCATCAATACCAAGTGGATTTTTATTCCACCTAACTTCGACCTGATCTCCATAAAGCTGCTCTAGCTTCTTGATTGGGCAGATAATTCTGTAATATGCACAACCGCCCTCGTTTGCGGGGACGGCTAAGATCTTTAGTTTAGTCATAATAGAAGAGGAAGCAGGCATAACCTGCTCCCTCTATTATAGCCAGACCGTTCTGGATGTTCAGGCTTTTTCAGTTACTTCTTTTACTGGTACACCGTCCTCTGCATCGGAAACAGCTTTGGTTCCCTCAGAAGTGTGAGAGATGCCAAGAGCAGCGGCTACACCAGCAACAGCGCCAGCAAGGTCGATGTTCTTGTCGGTAGGAACCGCAGCCTTGATTGCCTTAGCATAGTTCTTCCGCTTACGACGAGAGAACAGGGTTACGATACCTTCCCAAGCAGCGAGTGAAGGGATGAAGGTGCTTAGTAGACCAAAGCCAGCATCAATCATGCCACCAACGGACTCACCATCAAGCTCTCCACCAAGAGGAATGTAAGCTGCATCTTCGACAAGCTGCTCCTTGGTAGCCATGACTACCTCGGTGCCTTCTGGAATATGAGCCCGTAGTTCTTCTGGAAGAGTCTCCCAAGGAATGACAGGGGCTTCTTCGCCCTCTGCTAGTTGGTCGGCTGAGGTAATTACTGCGCCCTCTCCGAAGAAACTCTCCAGAGCAGCACATGAAGCGACTCCCAGACCAAGGAATGCAACAAGAATAAGATTTAGAATACTTCTCATAATAATCAACTTTGAAGTTTTGAGAGGTAATCACCATCCGAGACCTCCTCGGATTGTTTGGTGTTACCTTGGGGAGCCGAAACACCGCTTAGTGCTTGGGCTGCTTGCTTGACCTCCTCATAGTCTTCTAGCTTGACGAGATCGTGGATGTCATGAAGGCTTTCCATGCAGGATGCGACCTCAGCAGCAGAGCCGAGAGGAGAAGCCTTGGGTCGAGGGGCAGACTGGTCATACTTAGGCCATTGTCCATCCATCTCCTTCACGATCTTAAAGTCGTGACCAGTCTGAGGGTCGGTGATGTCACCGAAGTCCTCATCGAGCATCGCACCGATGATCTTCTTGAAAAGAATCACACCAATGGAGAGGATTTTGATGTCACCAGATTCACGATCCAGGACATTCATGTAGTAGCGAGCGCGAGGCTTGATTTGACGAGCGAGATCCTCGTCTTCCTTGCGCCCAGTTTTCCAGAGAGCGTAGTACAGGTCACACATGGGGCAGTTCTCCCCATGAACCTTGCGACAATGAATGTTCCGAACATTCCCATCAGGACCAGGGACTCGGTGAATCTTAGTCTCCGCGTAGAACTCCCGATCATTATCCTTCCAAGGAAGAATACGGACAGCGTTACTGCCTTCGGGAATTTGATAGAACTTGTTGAGGAAGTCCGTGTTGTTGTTGGTAGACCCGCCAGGGTTGTTGAGTTGTTCGTGCTTACGACGAAGTGCGTCTAGATCAATAGCCATGTTAGTTACTCCTTAGTTAGTGTAGTATGATAGTGAGATCACTTGTAAAGTTTAGTTTCTTCTCGTTTATTTGCGGACACCTGTTGCAGCATGTCCTTTTTCTGCTCAAGAGCGCGAACGAGTCCCTTGAGTAGTTCGTATTTGAAGGTAGCCTCGCTAACCTCCTTCTGAGCGGTTACGAAAGTCTCATCCCCAAAAACAAGATCGTCCAGATCCTTAGCAGTCAGCTTAGAAACAGAACCATTCTTGTAATCACGGCGAAGCGTAGACGATAGACGCACTAGCTCCGTATCGAGATCATTCATTCGCTTTTTTGCAGCACCCATTAGTCCATAATAGTACGAATAGATGGATGCTTGTCGGAACATTTCGTTGTCGATGTTATACTCGTCAAACTTCACCACAGCATCGCTGATGGTTTTGTAGTTATCCCAAGTAAACTCTTCGAGTAGTACAGTAAGGTCTTCCATAGTACAGTATTACAGAGCAGGGCTCAGGATCCTCTAACGATTTTCGTGATATAATCTGGATCCTTGAGTTTTTGTGACGAGTCTGCTGGTGTCTTTGGGTTCTTGTTGAGTACGGGAAACTGTCTTTTATAGTCTGCTTTCTTGACGAGACTAAGTTCTCCTGTACCGTCCATAGCTACAAAGTCTCCAGGCTCTCCTGCCTGAGTGTAAATTTTGGGAACGCTTATTGTGTCTTTGACCAAACCAAACTTGTAGTTGATTCGGTAAAAACTTTGATTACCGTCTACTCGAATGGGGTTGGTCAATGTAGCAAACTGCCATCGTCCATTTAGGTAGATGGACAGTTTGGTGAGTCGGGTTCTTTCCCTTTTTAGAATATCTTTTGTGTCTAGATCTTTCATGATAACACCCCTATTATTTAGGGCGCTCAAAAAGATACTCGAATAGTTCTGGGTTTAGATTTGCAAATAGTCTAAGCATATTACCCGTGATCATCGTGAGGAACTCATTTTGAATCGTAGGCATATCATCGTCATCCCCAAGTCCAAACATATCATACCCTACATGGATAATTTCGTGAAGTAAGGTATTCTTGTAATCCTCTAGGCTCTGATTTGGATCAACTCGAATAATCGCTCTAGCAAAATCAACATCTCCGTGGAGGGAATCCTTTGCTAGAGATTTTTGTTCAATCTTATAAGTCTTTGATCCAGTACAGAACTCTAGAGGGTGGACTGGCTTATCTTTCATATCATTCTCCCGAAAACACTTCGTCTCCTTCTGACATTCGGAGGATACCATAATCCACCTCCATAGGGACGGTGAATCGTGGGCGACCATTCCTAGACTTGATGACATAGGCTCGCATCCTACCCTCATCAAACTCCTCCTCGGACTGGTTCAGGGACAGCGCAAAATCGCATGTCCTGATCTTTCCGTATGAGTCTCCTAGCTCGGCATCAGTAATGATCTTTACCATCCTCCCTTGTCGGTTGGTCTGGGTTGCAGTCCAGACGAGGAAGTTGTGTTCCATCGCTACACCACGAAGCTCCTCTGCAATCTTTTGCTGGGCTTGGTATTCCTGTTGAATCTCGCGGGTAGGGCGAAGAAGTTCTAGGTAATCGACAATCAGAAGGTCTGGCTCGAACTCATCGTAGTTCTTTAGCTGAACCAGAAGGTTTCTGATAGTATTGATAGAAGCCTGCCCCGTAGGGAATTCCTTGATAACTAGCTCGCTGCCAGGGAATTCTTTCTTGAACATATCAAGACGCTCCTTGACCGTAAGCTGGTTAGCAGGATCCTTGAGTTTCATCTGAGGCATGAGAGTCATGACGGAATCGAATCTCTGCGCGATCTTATCCTCACTCATCTCAAGAGAGATATACAAAACCTTCCTGCCCTCAATCATCGAGTGTACGCCTTGGTTCACTAGGAACAAAGACTTACCGACCCCAGGGGGAGCAACAACCATAGCCAATTCCTTGGAACCCAAACCCCCTTCTAGGGACTTATTGATGCTTGGGAGGAAGGTCTTGTATTTATTCTCCTGCTTCTTGTTGAAGATGCGTTCCCACCGACCCATTACATCACCGAAGTAATCTTGGCCTGTGTCCACATCACGATTGATAAGGAGGGCTTTCTTGACAAGAGCCTCAACCTCATCCATACGATTTTCCTTGATCAGAGAGATGCTATCAGCGATGGCTGCTTTCATAGCCTCCTTCTTGGCGAAGTTCTCTACGAGATCCAGCATGTACTCCGTGTTACCGACCGTAGAGGTGTCTACATTGTTGATGTAGGAAAGCTCATCCTCATAGTCAGAAACACTCTCCCTTGCTGTTAGCGTGGGCTTGAGATCCTGAACGATGAAATCATCCGTAGGTAGCTTACCGTACTTTTCGTAGTAGGCCCGAACGCGCTCAAAGATCTTTGAGTGGCTGGGATACTCGAAAAACTCTGGCTTGACCAGATTGACGATCTGTAGATAGAAGTCCTTGTTGGACTTTAGCAGGTATAGAATACCCCGCTGAATGTTTTCAGAAAAATCGTATGCCATTGTTATGATTGTTTGTTGGGTTTTGTGATGTCTAGCTTATCGGATCCAATGTCCTTGTAGCCCATCTTGTTTGCTCTATCATAGGCTTCACCAGTCAGTTTTTTGGCTCTTTCCATCTTATTCTTAGCCTCTGTCTCACCGACCTTTCGTAGACCTCTTGATGCAGCAAATTTATCCCAATCAATATTTGCAGCTTTGTATCGGAACGATTCATCGTTCATGGCATTTTTAGTTTCTCTAATTTGAGTATTTAGCCACCTATCGGCTGCTGTCTTATCAAAACCTTTTTCTGCGTGTCTCTTATACCGTGCTCTTACAGTTTGGAAATCCTTATCATTTCCAAATGCTACACCAACATTCTGATTATCATAAAATCTATCAGAAAGTTTATTACATTTTGGGCAGCGGGTTCTGCTTGGAGCCTTTCCTAATGCACAATCCCGCTCCCAAAAGATATCACACTCCCTACAAATCCATTCGTAGATTGCCATATTATTCCTCCCAGTAAGGGCAGTCCTCGGGAGGAAGTTTTTCTCTAAACTTCTCCCAATCTCTCAATATCACTTCTTCTTTATGCTCCGCAATCTCCTCCATCGAGGGAGCAGGCATCTCCTGACTGGACTCCGACTTCGACGGCTTCTCGTCTTCCCATGTGTTTTTCAATGTTTTCCTCCGTTAGTGCAATTGCTTGTAGTGGTTCGTTTCCTTTTGACCCAGCCCGATAAACTGTAAGACCTTTGAGATAAGGCGCGTAGTCCAAGGCTGCTTGCGAGAATTCTTCTGGCGTTGATGTTGCTGGTAGATTGATTGTCTTACTAATGCAGGAGTCAATAAACCTCTGTACCGTAGCCTGGACCTTGATATGGTCCTCTGGTGCGATGTCGTAGGATCCCACGAAAGGTTCCAATGATTTGCCTTCGTCATAATATTTTTGGAATAGTGGATCGACTACCAGTTGCTCCTTCCAAGTGTTAGCACTTCTCCAACGGCGGTTGTACATAGCCGAGAAGATGGGTTCGATTCCACTAGAGACTCCATGTAGCATTGAGATGGTTCCGCATGGAGGGATTGTGAGCATGACCGCATTTCTGATACCATGACGCTTGATAAGCATTCGGATTCGTGCAGGTAGCGTCTTAGCAAATTCTTCATTCAGATACTTCTTGTAGTCAAACTCGGGGAAGGGGTGCTTATCCCTTGCAAGGTATATAGACATCTTGTAAGCCTCATCGCGGATAGTTCCGAAAAGACGCTCAAGAAATTCTAGACATTTCTCACTTCCGTAAGTAATTCCTAGCTTGATAAGCATATAGTGAAGACCAGTAACACCTAGACCGATACGACGAGAACGCTCACCTACTAGCTTGCACTCCTCGGTTGGGAAGGTATTTACCGTAAGCACATTGTCTAGGAAACGAATACCAGTTCTCACAGTACGAGCAAGGCGCTTCCAATCAACATCTGAGCCGTCCTCTAGGACCATGTTGTTGAGGTTGATATTACCCAGGCAGCAGTTACCGTAGGAAGGAAGAGAGATCTCACCAC